AATAATGGATCGCCATTATCATCTACTTCATTAACATCTGCTATAGCCCTAGCTGTTGCTGTACCATAACTTGCAACAACTTTATCAGCACTAGAATCATAAGCTAATGTTTGATTTGTATTAATGTACCATGCTTCATCTTTTTTATTCGTGTTGTTATACTCTACTTCATATAAACCAATGGCTTTCTTTTCAGCAACAGTCCATAAAGAATAAATCTTAGTTGAATAACGAATATTATTAATTGTTATTCTTCTAGGATTATTAAATGTTTTGGTAATATTACCTTCTGTTACTATTGCATACATATTTTAACTTTCACTTAAATTCATTGATCTACCAATTTCTTGCCATACAGCACCATTGTATCTAAATACATGAATATCTGTTTTTCCATTAGTAGCAGTCTCGGTAGGTTCGGTACTCGCAGGAAATTCAAAGACTGTGTTCCACCCTATGGAATGTGAGCCATCATAATTTATTTCTAAAGATATAAATGCACCTTCAACTGGATTAGTTGGTGCTGAGAAAGTAGTATTTTCTGTTGTTAAATGATAGGCGTTTGGTTTAGCTTGACTATCCCATGCTACAGCATTTGATGAAGATGTTAATGCTTGTTGAGGAATATAAGGTAGATCGTTAAACTTAATTGCACCTGTACCTTTTGTTGAAAAAGATAATCCAACATTTGTATCACTACCATTTGCTGAAATACCTACATCATTTCCTGTTGCCGCATTTGTAAGTTCTGCATAATTTACAGCACTTGCAGTAGTTTGTAATATTAATTGTTCATTATTGTTTTCATCAAATAAACCATGAGCATCATCTATTTTTATGTTTGCTGAATTAGTATCTAAATCTCCACCAAGTTGAGGTGACGTATCAGACACAATATCAAAAGAAACTGTGCTATCTATAAAGTTAATGGTATTTGCTGATGTGTTTACAGTAGCAAAACTTATATCATCTGAGCCATCAAAAAATTTTATTTCTAAAGAGTTAGAGCCAGAGTTAGTTGTATCAAGCCATATAGTACCTGTAGTAGCAGAACTAGGTCTTGATGTTCCACTATGCATTGAGTTTAATGCACCTAAAATATTATTCAATTCTGTTCTAAAAGCCGAAAATCCTTGATTCGCTAAACTTACATCTGAAACTTGAGCCATATCTGTTATTTACCTTTTTAACTTGCTGATTGCAACCCATAACCTTGAGCCACATAATCAAATGTTCTTGAAATACCACTACTTGATGAATTTGTAAATGCTATTGAGAAACCTGTTTTTGACTTAGAGGATATTGTATAAAAATCTCCACTTGCCATATTTTCTGCTGATATACCAATGGCAGGAGTTGCATAAAATGGTTTTCCAAAAGTAATAACTTTTGTACTTGTTCCAGAAACAACATCATTTTCTGATTCAACTCTTTTTTCCATATTAACTGTAACTGATATTCCAGATACAAATGCTCTTGTTTTATTATTAGCATTAGCCAATCGTAATCTAAATTTAAAATACCGACCTTTATATGTTGTTGTCGTATTCATATTAAAAAATTCTGTAGCCGCACCAAGACTTGAATTTGATGTTGCAACTTGTAGATTTATCGTTGCATTTGTAGGGTCATTACCATCAAAAGGTGCAGGAGCATCATCAAATAAACTTGCTCCTCTTCCATCATCAAATAAGTCGTAGGGATCTTCAATTTGATCTACTGTGATGTTTTTAGTAAAGGATACATCATAAATAGCATCTAAAGTTAAAGATTGATTAAGAGTATAAAAACCTTCGTTATCTATATTAGCAGTATTATTATTAGGATTAGATGTAGAATCAGTTCCACCTAAATCAAAATTACCACTTACACTATCAAAGTTTCCTACAGTATCATCAAAATCAGTTATTGTATCAAGTATAATAGAATTAGTTCCAGAACTATCCGATAAAGCAACATCAGAATCAATCGCTCCTAGAGTTAAATCTTCTGTTAAAGTTGATATATTATTAAAGGCTTGAAGAGATGATATGTTTGAAAAGATAATTGTTTCGTTGTTTGATTCATTTCCTAGTTTATCTACAGCTTTGATTAAGAAAGCACCTGTTCTTGCATTTGTTGTTATTGTTGTCCCAGATGTTCTAGGTACTTGTAACCAATTTACTGATTTATTCCATTGACTTCCGCTTTGAACATTTTGATAGCGTATCTCATAATAAGAAATATCAAGATCAGCAACTGAGTCCCAGTTTAATTGCATTTGATTTGAGCCTTGCATATTAACAGAAAAGTTTTTTACATCTTCTGGTGGCTCAGTAGCACCAACAATTTTTCTACTTGCACTTGTATATGTAGAACTTACTCCTAAAGCATTAATTGATTTTACTCTTACATTATAAGTTTTATCATCAATAACATTTAACATTTCAAAATTAGTTTGATTACCTTTACCTATAATTTTAAAAGTTGATTCTGTGCTTAACTTAGCTTCTACTTGATAATATTGCACAAATTTATCTGGACTTGCACCTACAACAATATTTAATCTCGTTATTGCTGTTCCTTCATTATAAATAATTAATTCATCTGATAAAGTTACACTCGCAGGAGCTGAAACAGAAAAAGGATTTGGAAGAGTTGTATCTGGTATTGTTGGTACAGCTTGTTGAGTTCCAAATGTATAAAAACTATCCTGATGTTCTGTAAGCGTTAAAGATACTGTCATATCACTACCTATTGTCATTCCTTGAACTCTAAAAGGTTTAGCAGAAAAACTTGGAGTAGCATGAGTAATATTTACTATGTCCCCTATAGATAAATCCATTGCTGTACCATCAGCTTTTAAAGTAACATCTAAACTTGATCTTGATCTACGCAAAATTATTTCTGCCATTTCTCTTGCTTGATAAACATTAGTTATTGTTGGAAAATCAAATCTTCCTTCTAATAAAATACCACCATCTGCTGTTTTCATATTAGCGTGTTGATCTGCACTAGCTTCGTTTGAATCATCAACAGGTGGATATTGAACTTCATCTGATTGATAATTTTTATCTGGATTAATAAAAGAAACTAAAACTCTATTGTATCGTGAGTTTTTACTTTTACTTGAAACATTTATACCACCAATGATATTATCTTCTGTTAAAGTGATTGAAGCACTTCCAGATGTTTCAACTAATACTTTATACAAACCAGAAGTATAATTTAATAAACCTCTACAACCTGTTAAAAAATGTTTTACATTTTGAATTGCTTTTTTAGATGTATCAACAACTGCATGACTATCCATTAAATCAATTTGATCTGCACCAGAATATGGAGTTATATTTACATCACAAACATCGCCTGCGGTTTGCCAATCTGCAAAATTAGTATCAAAATATGAGTTAGCAATACCCATACCGAATCTTGCATTACGTAAATAATCTAATAATTGATAAACAGGATTGTCAGAATAAGCCCATGTTGAGGTAGTGTCTGCTCTATGAGAACCAGTTCCACCAGTAATAGAGCCATCTAAGTTTGGATTATATATTTTCTTCCCTTTTACTAATGCGTGTACTTGAGGAATACTACCATAAGCATCTGTGTTCCATTTAAACTTTAAACTAATATATGCTAATCCTCTTAATCTATGATTGCTCGTCCATGATGATAATGAACTTATTAAACTACAAGCTGATTGATCATCTGCTCCATAATGAGGTCTAACTGTTATTAAACTTTCTGCGGAAGAATTTGAATCGTTTGGGTCTGCTTTAAAAAAATTTGCGTCATTACTTGCTACTGTTCGTTCTGTATTATCTGTTAAATCTCCAGACCATGTAACAATATTATCATTGACAAAAATAGATGTAATATCTTCTATTTCTCCTTCTCCTAAAACTAAAACCATATACAAATATTCGTTATCTGTTCCAGAAGTTTCTAAAAAAACTACATTACCACCAACTTTTCTTGTTCCATAAATTATAGGTATGCCACTATTAGAAGATTTTTTATTTAGCAAAACACCCTTTGCAGTATTATCTAACTCTCCAAAATCTGGAATATCTGGAATTGGTATTATCCAAGAAATAAGACCTTCAACAATATCAACTACTACATCAATAATAGTATCAACTATATCCTCAATTATTTCAATAGGATTCCAACCGCACATTTATTTTAATCTCCAATTAGAACCCATATTTTCAAAACCTAACTTTTCAAATAATTTATCTGCTTCTAGTTTTGAAGTAATAGAAAGTAATATAGGATTATTATCTGACACTTGTTTTACA